CCTGAGTGATTAACTCAGCGTATAAGTCCTTACCTATTACTTGCTTTAAATAGATGTCTTGAACCATTATTAATGTAGGTTGTAATAGTTTACTATCTACATTCTCATTGATTACTGATTGGTCTTTTATAACCTCTATCGATATAAATTGTGGTGTTAAACTCATTTTATTTTTTTCTTACTATTACTTGGGCCCACCAATGACGACATTGTGGAAAATTTTGGTCTAAATCACTATTGTGATACCAACCACCTTTATACTTCCAAACATCGGTGTTGTACTCTTTCATATCGTTGTTCAAGTTGTTTATTTCCTCCCTCGTGTATAATCTTTCTTGGCCTATTAACTTTGCACAAAAATCTCTATTCTTACTATCTTTAGGCCCTGCATACTTCCATCGTGTTTCAAACTCTATCAATGTTTCAGGCTCTACTACTTCTTTAATATCAAAGTTCGGTGCAGTTTGTGTACCGCCCAATGTACCACCCACTAAGTTTTTTTCAATTAACTTTTGCAATGCTTTTTCAACATCAAAATCCAAATCTTTTTTAGCTCTGTTAATGTCCAACTTTTTTAAATTCTTATCAATGATATATTTTAATAATGCATCTTCATCACTCGCAAATTCAAACTTATCTGCGCTTAATCCTATCATTGCAAATTTAGACAAAATAATTGAGTCCATATTAGCATCTAAAGATTTTTTTGATAATTGTGTAGGTTGAACTTGTGTAAGGTTTAAACCTATATTTAATTCATCTTCAATTATCTTTCTCAATTCCTCTTTACTTAGTACCGCCATTAACATTGACTCTGTTATTTCTAACCCTAAACCCTTTAATGGTTCAATTCTTAAAGCAGGTGCTAAACCACAAGTCTTTAAAATCCAATTTAATTCACGTTCTATTAGTTGTTGGTTTGGTTCAATATAATTTATATTTAACATTTTCCATGCTAAATCTAATTCAGAACGTACACCTAATTGACCCTCTGTTTTAATTCCAAACAACATACCATTAACAACTTCATGACCTCTGATTATTCTATCTTGTACGTCTGTTTTTAAAGACTCAAATTGCTTATCTAAATCAGTTGGTTTAATGCTTTCAATTTTAGGTGCTTCGGTGTTAAGGTCAGCAAATTGTATCATTATTTGTCCTGCGTTATCGGTATTGCAAAACTTATCGTAAAACTTGCGTTCTATTTCATCTTGTTCAGCAGGACTTGGCACACCACCCATTAAGGTAATCATTGCACCTGCACTAAATCCTGTTTTAACATTCACTAAGTGAAAGTTACTAACTTCAATATCTGTTTCAATATCAACTATACTTGCATGATACTCAGGCAAAGGGTAGCCTCTAAACTCAGGTCTTGTATCATAGAAGTAAACTAATTGCACACCCTCTTTTTTGTTCGGGTCGTATAAAGGTATTATCTTAACATCTTTTGGGAGTGTGTTATATCTACTTTTAAAGTTTTTCTTAGTGGATTGGTTTTTAGTCCATTCTTTACTTACATACCCTACTTTGCCATCTACACTTAATCTTACTTGTTCGTATGGTTGATGAAAGATTGATGTAAGTTGACCTCCTACAAATAATACCTTGTAAAAGTTACCGCCAAATATCTTTCTATCTTTTAAAATTTTATTCGTTAATTCGTTTAAATCGTCATAGGGATTAGGATTGTTAATTAGTCTTGATAACTGACCACTTTCAAAACCATCTTTAATCTTCCAACCTTGTCCTAAAATAAACCTAACTTTACCATTGACAATAGCGTGATGCAAACCACATCTATTATATAAGTATGTAAGATAATCGGGGTACTCATTATTCGTGCCATTGATTATAAATTGTTCGCCGTTGTTCTCTATGAACTCGGGTGTCTTATGCTCATACATCGGCACACTTGAAAACGCATATTTACGCTCCAAAGACTTTTCTTGTTGTTGTTCCATTTGTAAAAATTATTCTATCTGTTAAAATTTTATCGTATCTCATTAGTCCACTTTCTACCATTTCATTAGATAGTTTATAATCTAAATTAGTAGTTGACACTTGAGCATAGATGTAATATTCGTATTCATCTCCCAAACTTAATTTAAGTTGACCTAATAATGGGTTTGGGGTTGTTGTTTGCGTAGTTATGGTAAACTTGTTGTATCTTGTTTTATAGGTGCTTGTATCCGATTGGATACATACATATTCCACGTTGGTCTGCTTGTTGACAAACCTAAATAAATAAGTAGGTGCGTTAATCGTTGTCTTTTCAGTCAACGTTAAGACTACTATATTGGCGGTATTTTCTTGTAATAATATCATGTTTTAAAAAAAGGGGTGTCAATCTCTCAACACCCCCTCCCCATTTATGAAAACAACACTTTATGCTATCAATGCAGCAATAGCTGATGACTCAATTTTAAGGACATCTAACTTCTCTTCGCCTGTTAAGGTAATTACATAACCACTCATGTCAGCCGCAGCCGTACCCGTAGCGTAACCACCCTCAGCTATTTGTAAACCTCTTGAAGTTCCGAATAACCAATACTCTCCATTTTCATCTAAAACAATAGCAGCAACTGTCTGAGCAGCTAAAGCCATCATTTCGTTTCTTTTGGTAATATCGTACTTTGGTAAATTCATTGTGATGTTCTGAGCGTAGAAACGACCACCTACTGCTCTATCCCCACTTGGCACTGATGTTGCTGAACCTCCACCCATTGGTACTTCATAGGCGTAAAACTTTTTGCCACCTACCATAGTGATAGTAGCAATGCCTGATGAAACCGCAGGTGTTCCGATACCGCTTAACTCTGCTAAGTAGATTTTGGATATACCGCCCTTACTTGAGCGGCAATCCAAACTAAATCCTGTGCTTAATATACAACTCATAAGTTATAAAATTAAAGGTTAAACTAATTTAAAGGTAACTAACTCGTCTCCGAAACGTATTTGAGTTCCTAATTTCGCAATCAATCTAGCGATGATAGTGTTATCTTTACGCTCATAGAATACATCTAAAGACTCATACTCATTCGGTGCATCTGTACCAATAACATAGTTTGATTTTCTTGTTAAGTGTATTCTGTTAGTTCCTGTCAAGCCATGTAAAGCAGTTACTCTTAATCCAAATGATGGTATAATGATTGAACCTGTCGCATAAGGACTAGCTTCTTCTGTTGCACCATAGTGGAAGTTGTTTAGAGTAAAATACGCTTGTAACAATTTTCTAAAAGTATCCCAACCACAAACGAACTCCAAGTCAGTTTGACCTGCTAAAGCGTTAGGGATTAAGTTAACCATACCATTGAATATTCCGATTACGTTACCTGTGGTAATACCTGTACCTGTTGAGATTGAAGTAGGGTTACCATTGATTGGACTTGCAGCGTCTATGATTTGGTTGAAACCAATTACACCACTTGCACCACCTGTAACACCTTGCCACAATAACACCTCAACTGCTGCTGCTACCTTAGCAGTATAGTACTCAGCGAACGCAGCCTCAATCGGCATGTTTTCGTAAGTTGAGCCTTGTGGTAAAAATTGCTGAGTGTAAAAAGTTTCTAAGTCTGATGGACAAAAAGTCTTTTGGTCATAGAAAGGATATACTTGAATTTCTTTTTTGTCGAAAATCACATCACCTGATGAAGTTAATCCACAACCCTCTTTTGCTCTAAGAGTAACATCTACATCCATGTAGTTGATTTGCTCTTTGAACTTGATACCTGATTGAACTTGACCGCTCAAGTAAGCAGAAGTTGCTCCACTAAATACTGCTTTAGTAAATAGTTCTAAGTTTGTTTGGTCAACATACGCAGTTAAATTGTCTGTGTCGAAACCAAATTTTAATTTTAAATTTGCCATTTGTTTATTTATTTTATTTTTGTTTGTTCGTATTTGAATTGTGAAGTTAATCCATCTAAGTAAGACTTAGGTTTAGATTGAGTATTGAATGAATGTTGAGTAGGTTCAGCAACTAAGGTCTTAACTAATTCTAAAACATCTTCGGTTAATTTGTTAGACTCTTTAATTTGTGCGCTAAATTTCTCTTCTACTTTGTTGATTGAACTTTCAAAGTTAGATTTTAACTCAGCGTTTTCACTTTCTAAAGCAGTTACTTTATTAGTCAATTCTTGAATAGCCATTTCTTGCTCAGTCATTGGTTTAGCAACCGCTACAACTTGACCACCCTCAATGCTAATTACTGTGCCATCTTCAAAGGTGTGTTCGCCATCAGGTGCAGCCGTTCCATCTTCTAATAGTACGATAGTTCCCTCAGCAAGTTCGCCCTCGTACATTACTTTAGTTCCATCGGTCAACATAGCCTCAGCCATTTTAACCTCTTCATCTTTTTTCTCTTCAGGTTTTACATCTTCTGAAAATAGAGATTTTGCTTTTGCTACCAACTCATCGAGTCTTGATGTAGCTACTTTTTTATCTGTCATATTTATTATTGTTTGAAATTCTTTTAAAAATGTTTGTTCACTAAACTCTTCTTTAGTTGCAAAATTGCCCTCAATACTAAAGCCTTTAACGATGCCTGTCTTTACATAATCGTTCCACACTTGCTCATTGTTTACTTT